TAGCCAACTTATTGGAGCGGCTATTTACCCGTATACCCTTTTTCGTTGGGGAGACGCTTTCATAGTTTTACGAACATGACCTCGATCAGTTTTACGCCGTGACAGGCGAAAACGTTTGTTAGTGGAACGACCCACACTAATTATCGTATTAGCACCGAATTCTTATATCTTATACCAAGCCTTAACCAAAGTCACCACGCATTCTGCGCAATGTCTCGGCTGGAAGAGCGTCAAACTCTTCACTTGATAACAATGATAAATCTATTTTTTTCTCACCTTTTGCATTTGACCCTTCGCCTTTCATTGCAGGTGGTTGAGATTCAGCAGCTTGAAGTTTTTTATTAACTGTGGCTGTTTGTTTTCTAGTTTGAAGCTCTGAATTAGCTTTTGTTACCTGCGCCGCATCTGCAGGCTGTAATAAGTCTGGACGTTTTGCTGCTAAAGTATAATTTGTAGCTTTTGCTAACGCATCTGCTGCAGAATAACCCTGTACAGTAAACGCATCTCTAAGATCTATAACCTCAGCTTGCAAATCTGCATCAAAATCAGCGCTATTTTCATTTAAAACTGGAAAAGTTGCTTCAATTTCTGCTGCTTTTGCCTGTAACTCAGTCATTTCTTGACTTTGCTGCACTGTTTGGCCCATTTTTGCTTGGACTTCAAACATAAATTACTCTTTTTCAGCATTTCTTATTTCATTTCTAAGTTCTACAGCCTTTTCAGTCTCTCCATTAAGCACTAAGTCCTGATATTCAACTTCTTTTGCATTAAAATCGTATTCCGGCGCATTTTCTAAAGCTTTTTGCTCTGCTTCTGTAACTTCTTGTAGCTTTTTTTGCATAGCTTTGTTTTTAGCCAAGACTTCATCAAGTCTAGACTTAGGCACCATAGGCGCTTTTACTTTATCTTGTCCGTCAAGGCTTTGCTCGCTTCCTTCAACTGCTGGAATATCTGGTTGTGGAGCTGGTTCGCTGTTTTCATCCACTCCTTCTTCGCTAACTGCTTCTGGTTCAGCTGTTTCCTCTTCCGCAATTTCTGGTTCTGGTTCTTCCGCAACAACTTCTTCTTCTGAAGCGGCGTCAACTTCCTGTTCGACTTCTTCATCTTTTGCTTCCTCCTCTGGAACCTCATCAAAATTTAAATCTACTTCAAAAGGTTTTACCTCTTCTTCTGAAACTGCATCTGCTCCCGGCATAACCTCCATTACAATATCTTCTTTTGCTTCCGCATTATCTTGTTTTTTATTCTTAGCCATTTCTATTACCTCCTGTAGGTTTCATGGCGGCAGTTGCCAACTTGGCTGCTGCCTGGGTTTCTGATTGTCCTCTTCGGACTTCATTAGTCATTCCTGCTAATCTTTCTCGTAGTTCAAGTTCTTCTTGCTTCATTTGTATTTTACTTTGTAATTCTGCAACCTTAAGTTGTGGATCAGAAGCTTCGCCTTGCGCTTTTGCCATATTAAGTTGAGCAGTAGATTCAAGGTTTTTGACTTCTGCTTCAAGTTTAGCAATTTCGAGTTGGGTGCTTCTAATTCTAGATTCCATTTCAAACTGTGCAAGTTGTGCTTGTTCTGGAGTTGGTGGTTCAGTACCTTGCATTTGTCTAATACGCTGTGCAATATTTGCTTTACGTGCAAGGTGTGAGTATTCAACAATTAAATCATCTGGTATTGGTACACCAGCTTTTCTAAGTTCTACTGCCTCTGCAAATTGTACTTCATCAAAATTATCTCTAGCCGGAGCAGTTGCAATAATAACGTCATACTCGCCTAAAGTTAAATCATTTATGATTTGACCTTCAGGAGTAACTTGGTTTATTGCCATAGGTTCTCTTGGTTTAAAAGGATCTGATTCATCGGTAATTTGGATAACCCGCTCTTCGGTGTAATACCTTTGTACAAGGTTCAATACTTTTTCTGCTAAATACTGTCTTGTTTTTTTCAAATTATCCAAAGGAACTTGAATCATTAATACGCCACGATTTTGTTTTGCTTGTATAGCAACTCCAGAAACCTCAGCCCCATCTGTTCCCAACATAGAATCACTTATGCCACTAATTTGTTTTATATTAGAAGCCGCTTTTTGTGCAATTCTATCTAGACCGGTGGGAATCTGGTTTGGCGGTATTTTACCAGGGGGAGTACTACCGCGATTAAACTCGAGTACTAAACCAGTTTCCGCACCGTGTTCTTCTAAATCATCTGCTGTCATGCCAGTTAACGAACCTGACTCTACAATCCAACCACTGTTAGCAGTTGTATTTACAATGTGTAGTTCTTGAGATGAAATTTTGTTTAGTTGTTCTTGTGGTGAAATTAAATTTCTAACCATTCCAAAAGGTTTGCCCCTTCTCCAATATGGAAAGTAAGGCACCAAAGTAAAATGTTCATATGGAGACCAGTCATCATGCAGTACTACTGTGTCTGCTGTTACTGTCCAGCGAACCGCTCGCTTTTTTTTCTCTACTATATAAAGACCATAATCATCAGCAAACTTTTCTCTTTTCTTTTTGCCCCAGTCATAAGGAACATCTCTTTTGTCACCTGTTACTGGATCAACATAAAGTATGCAATCTTTTAATTTATAGTGCTGTCTTTCTACAACTCTTATAGATCTTAGCGTTCTCGCATCTTCTGGATTGTTCGGATAATCAGCCCCATGATAATTTTCTTTATCAGTATCACCGTAAGTTTCATCTTCATACTCCATAGAGTCTGCACCTAAAGTTGTACCAACTTCAGCAATCATTCTTAACTTGTCTGCTTTTTCTTGTCCGTAGGTTTCTTCAATTTCTTCGATGCTCATCCATTTAGTTTCAAAAATTTCATTCCAAGTTCTTGGATCATATTCTTTAGCATCTGGATCAATAATAATATCTAAAGGATCTTTAGTTTCTACTCTTACTTCACCATTAATGTGATCAGAGAAATCTATACGAACATCAAACCATCCTCTATCTTGAATCAACCCATCAGCAAACGCTTGGCTTTCTAACCATTCTAATTTGTTGTTGTCTGCAATTTGCATATACAACCTAGAAAGTACATCGGCTGTTTCTTGATTACCATTTCCTCTAGGTTTAAATTGTACATCTGCCCTTCGCGTACTTTGTTCGCCAAGAACTGTGTTGACTGTTGGTAAAATAGTGTTGATTGTTAATGCAGGTCGGTCCTGATCGTCGAGCGCGGATATGTCAGCTTCGTCCCACTGTTCGCCGCGATAAAATGCGTCGCATTGTTGCGCTATTTCTACATAGTCTAAATGCCCATGATCGCGGGCTCGGGTGTAAGCTTCCCATTGTCTTTTCGCAAGAGTTTGTTCTTCCCCTGCGCTAAGTTTCTTTTTTGGTTTTTTATAATCTGCCATTAAGCGCTCATTGATGATTTACGTTTGCCATCTTTTACTAAATGTTTTAATCCATCTCTCCACGACGGAACATGCTCAGGTCTTTCATAAAATGTAGCAAATTCTGTCATCATTAAACCGATCCACGCCAAGGCATCTACCTGGTCGTCATGTGTACCATTTGGAAAACGTAATAGTTCTGCAACCATCGGTCCAGTCCAAACGGCATCTTGTGGAAAGTATACCATACCTTGTTGCATTCTACCCTGGATCGCTCGCGCACGTAACTCCTTATCTCGCCTACCAACTTTTAAGTCTTTAAAGTAAGCTTCAGATAGGCCCCGTTCTCTTGTTCTTTTTTCTAGAAACGGCCCCAGGGCCATCTCAATATGACCTCTTTCTATTCCCACTATACCCGGACGCCATAATTCGTACAAGTCTAAAATTTGTTCTACTAATTCAAAGCCATCGTACTTACCGCGAACGACGTCAACAACAAATAAATTATCGTATTCATCGACACCGACAACAATACCAACTGAGTAATCGTTCCGGTCACGCTGTCCGATCGCAAGATCCCACGCACAGTAGTAACGAAGTTTTGAAGTATCGATTTCATCGAAGTCATAATATGCGATCATGTCGCGGTTAAAGTAATCGCCTTCGTCAGATACTGGATTCTGTTGGTATAGAGCAGACCAATCGCGCGGGCCGATGGCTTTCCTTATCTGCTCGAGAGCGTCCACATTATATCTCTCTGGGTGTAAACTTTCACCTGTTTTCCTAAAACTTTCGTCTTCTTCTGCAATGGCTGGGTAGCGAATGACTTCCCATTCATCTGCGCCTTCTTCTGCTTGGGTCAACAAGCGACCGGCCAGGTCGTCGTCGTGCCAACGCGTAAGAATTACAAGTATGCCCCCACCTGGGGATAACCTTGTATAAGCTGTGGATGTATACCAATCCCAGGTCGCATCTCTGTTATTATCAGATTCTGCATCTTCTCTGTTTTTTACTGGATCATCAATCACCATTACGTGCGCACCTTTACCAGTAATACCACCACCAACACCCGCTGCAACATAACCGCCGCCTTGGGTTGTTTGCCATGATTCTACTGACTGAGAATCTTTATCGAGCCTAGCTTTTTCAAACACATTTTTGTATACTGGTTCCCTAAGCAGTTGACGTACTTTTCGTGAAAAGTTCATAGCCAAAGAGCCTGAATAAGAACAACTTATAAACTCATGCTCGGGATGCCGGCCCAAGTGCCAGGCAGGGAAAGCAATACTAGCTAACGTAGATTTACCATGTCGAGGCGGCATAAAGAGCATTAATCTTGGTGATTCTTTATTCGCAACCTGTTCGCTAAATTTCTCTAGTCGTTGACAAATATCTTTGTGTACCCAACCTGCTTGATAGTCTGTATTAAATCGTTCAACAAATGGGAGTAATCTTTTACGTGCTAAGACTCTTTTCGCTAATTCTTGTTCTGCTTTTGCTTGAGCAGAAAGTTCTGCTTTTTGTAACTTCTGATCAATCAGTTTTTGGGGCTCGGGTATTGCTTCAACTTCGTCAGCTCGACAGTATACGCAAATTTCGTCAATAAGAACTAAGTTCTCCGGATAGAGCCCGCGACATTTTCTACATTCAGTCTTCGTTACTTCCATCTGGCTCCAAGTAGTTCGTATCGTTACCGGCAAGTTTTAAAAGTTGCGCATCAGTTAATTTTTCTAACTGTTCTACTTTCTCTACATTTATATTAATCATGGTTGCTTGTTCGGGAATGTGTAGACCGTGGAGCTTGCATAACGAATCAACAACATTCTTTTCTTCCGTCGAGTTGGCTGCTTTTGAATGAGCTTCTAAGTACATGCCAGTTGCTGTGTTCTTATCGAACTTTACCTCTTCGCGCATTTCATTACGTAGATAGGTTAGAGCTTTTTGCATTTTGGGAGTTTTGAATACTTGGTAAACACGGTCCATGTCCTTGTACCCCGCAGCACGTCCGGCGGCTGCTTTGCTCATTCCCCTTAGATGAAACAAAACTAGCCGCTCTTCCTGAACCGAAAGCTCGTTAAGTTGTAAACCGGCATAAGGCAGGTGAGATTGTAACTCAGTTCTATCTTGTTCGGTCATATCTGTGGGTCTATCTTCGTCTAGTAATCGCATGCTGAAAGATTATATTAAAATTTTTCCTTGTGTGTAACTATATTTTTACACCACCAATATAATTCATCTTCTGTCATTGTATGCTTAATTAAGTTAACACGCCAACAAACGAGTTGAATGTTGGTTATCATGTATTCGATGTTGGGGTCAATTCTGTCAATTGAAACATTAGTATTGCGTTTTTCTCCACCCTTGTGCCACGTCATGAAGACCCCGGACAACGCACAACGTCCGTCTTGTTTGTCCCATAAATCATTAAGTTGTTCTGGAGTTATTTCAAATAACATGCCTTCTTCCTTTTCTCTTGAGTACTTAAGTTGATTCCATAAATTTTTTAAATATTTATAAGGGCTTGAACTTTTTGCAATATTAGTAAGCGACAAAGCACAAGCTCTACACACTCTTCGGTGATTCTCAAAGTCTTTTTTAGGTAGACTCTTTTCACACCTATCACATACTTTATCCGCCATAATTTTTTTGTGAAAATTTTTTATGAAAAATACTATACCATATCACGTTCTCATTCCCTCCCCCCTCGACCAGTAGACACCCCCATCCCCCGATCCGGTTTTTAGTTTTGGAACCTTGTTTCTAAGTTTTGGAACCTTGTATGAAAACCAGTAGGCAACGACGAGCTCCTCCGTCACTCGTCGTAAGTCTTATGTATTATGTTTTAAATATTATAGGGGTAACCCGGGAGTCAACATCATGACATTAGATAAAACAATAAGAGCTATGCAATTCATAGCTAAGCCAGCAGTTAAGTTAACTACTCAAGCAGTAGCTAAGGTAGCTGAACACGCAGTACCTAGAACCAAAGAGTTCATAGATACATGGAACAGAGAATGGAACAAAGGTAAACCAACCATTGTCCATCTCAAAGCAAAGCCAACATCCTCTGAAGAACCAGGGGATGTCGGGATATGTAACATCTGTACAGGACCATATGTCGATGGCCACTGTCAGACATACCAATGCTGGAGATAATTATGATACTTAAACTACTATCACTTATTATGTTTACTGGTTCGGCAATACTCTTCGGTCTTATGACCTGGGACATGTTGGACTACGGCAGGTACTATTGGGGCTATTTACAATTTGCACTTTGGTTTGCAATGGGCATTTGTACAATCGCTTACGCATTATGCATCATCACACTTAGGAGATAATCATGAGAGATAACATTATAACGCTGGCTTACAAAGCTAAACATCCTATTAAAGCTAGGATTATTACATGGGGAATGAGACTAGTAGTACTATTACTATCACCAATCCTTCTACCACTCTCTTTATATTTCGCATATAGAGTAAACAAATCCATTAAGGAGGCACAAACATGAATATATTATATATACTAGAATGCATAGCTTACCTGGTATCCATACCAGCACTCATAGTTATGACTCGTTTCTTTCACTACGAACTAAAACAAAACCAACTGTTTATCTCTAGACATTGGACAAACAAGAACTAGTTCTCCCCGGGGGCTTCGGCCCCCACCCTTTGGCCCCTTAGATATGTGCGTGCCTACTATCATGTGCACTACTATCATCACGGAGTGATGTGGATTGCGTGCGTATGTGCACGCTGTGAGAAAATGTTCCACATGTTCCACGGTCTAAGCACCTTGTGGAACATTTATGTGGAACACAATTTATCCCACAGTCGTGCGGCATAGCACCGGATATTGGCACGAATGTTCCAATGTTCCATCAAAAACAGAACTTGCGTAAGACTGACCGTCGACCGTTGTTATTTGTTCTTTAATTTTATTAACCAAAAAGTACTGGAACACATGGAACATTTCCCATTTATCCAGTAACCAAGCACCTTTCGCGTGTTCCACGAGGCCCATTTTACGTGGAACATTGTGGAACACGTGGAACATTTAGCAACAACCTCGTACCTCGGTTGTTGTATGTCTGTTATTTGTATTATTAATTTAGGAGATAAATATGAGTATTCATAAAGAATGTCCTGCTTGTCATACATCTCAGTCTGAAATCGATCAGACATTTGAGGAACTTGGCATAGATCTCAATGATCTGTTGCCTTGTGTTTGTAGTGACGATCGGGATTCTACTACAACCAGCGCTTAACAGCGTTGGTTGTTAGTTTTGTGTGTGCAAATTCAATTTCTAAGGAGGAACTATGGAATTTATCTACAAAGACCCCGCACTCGGGGCATATCTCGCAAAGACCATCACTGGCCTTTGCTTCTCTTGCCTCGAAGCGGAATTCGACAGGCTAGAATTCGTTACCGAATTCGGCCGAGACACTGCGTGGCTCGGAGAGCCTGGTCTGAATTACCGCTACACGGGCAGAGACCACATTGCCAAAGACCTTGCGGACTTTGACATGCTTTCTGATTTCACTGACCTTGCGAGGCGCAACGCCATTGAAATGGGCTTCAACCCTGAAAAGCTACCACTTTTTAACCACCTTTTGATTAACCGATACATCGGCACTCAAAAGCTGGCAATGCACAAAGACGATGAACCCGAACTAATCGGGCCCATTGCATCTTTGAGCATTGGGGCATCAGCTCCATTCTACTTCGGCAACAATTCAGTTGAAGTTCGCCAAGGCGACTTCCTGATTGGTAACCGTAACTTCTTCACCAAGCTCAGGCATGGCGTTGGCTTACCAATACCAGCCAGAGTCGAATCCTGCGGATACGATGAAGAAGCATCAGGACCTATCTATGCTCACGCTAGATACAACCTGACCTGGAGAACCATTGCAACCGACGCCTAACGGCGTTGGTTGCAGGTTTCGTGTTTGTATTATTAATAACTATACCAAGGAGGTATACATCATGGCTAAATCATTTATAGCTAAAGTGGCCAGAGGCACTTTCAAAAACTCTGACGGTGAAGAGAAAACTAACTTTGTAGAGATTGGAAGAGCAGTAGCTCATGCCAACGGCACAGGGTTGGATTTCTATCCTAACTTTGCACCTATGCTGGTGAATGGTTCATTTGAAAAGATTAGTCTTTTCCCAATCGAGCCTAAACCACAGCCAATGGGTGGAGATTCGGCTTCAGCATAACGAACCCTGCCAGTGGTTTATAACTCAAACTGGCATTTAATTTCAACCGATGATAACAGCGAAAGCGGGAGGACATACACATGTTCACTTCATCAATACAATTTCTTGGAAACATATCCGAGAAAACAGTAAACCTAGTTAAACCAATAACTAGATCAGTAAAAGGTATACCTAATGCATTTGCAATTGGTTATACCCAAAGCAAAATCAACAGACATGCTAAAAAAGCTTTTAAAGCTCAACAGCCAACTGTCGATCCAAAGCAAATGGAAATTGATTTTAGCTAAACCATCGGGGGCTTCGGCCCCCATTTGGGTAAACCCAAACGCGTGCGTGCTGGTGTGCAACCGTCGCTTACAGCGCCGGTTGTGTGTTTTTGTGTGAGTAATTGTATATAAGCGAGTTGTTGCTTGTGTATTTTAAGTAATTGGTTTTTATATTATAGGAGATATATATGCCAGAACATTTAATCGACGAAGACATTCGTCAACAGGCGGTAGCCTACATGCACATACCTGAAGAAAAGTATTCAGATATAAAGCGAGTAGTTACTAATAGAAATGAAACTCAAAACACTATAGGAGGTGCTAAATGAGTAGTAAAAGAAAAAGCAGTAATGCTACATTTGTAGATCCATCAGACTTCGTACAAGAAGTTGACATGGCAAACGGTGAGACTGGTGAATTAGTCAACGGTCAACACACACCAGAAAATGCTTGGAGACCAGATACCAATGGTGACCCAGTAGGTTCTGAGAAAAGAGCAGAACAAGATCCTGTTCAACTTCCAAACCACTACTACGACAAGTATGGTTTAGATGGTGAAGGTAAACCTGTCTTTCAAGCTTTCAGAGTCAAAGAGATTATGAAAGTTTTTGCAGACAAAAAATTAACTCCAGTTGCTTTTGCAACCGACGATGATAAAACAGCGTCTAAGTTGCAAGAAAAATATGACTTAGAGTTAGAGATGGTTGTTGCAGGTATCAAGCCCTTACTTGATATTGATGCACCAACTACTGGTTACAATTATCTTACATTGGCAACCAGAACGTGGGCAGAGTTCGTAAGTATCGCTTACGAGTACAATGAGTCCATGCAACGCGTGAATCCTAAAGACGAGCTACCAACATGGCTCATCGAACGCGAAGCAAAAATGTGGGCACTTGGTCGCAAAGCAAGATTGATTAGAGATGCTATCAAAAGCATTGACAATTTGTTTGGCATTGGTGACTTGGGAGTTCAGGCATCGCGAGTACAGACTGAGGTCGAGAGACGTCAGCAACGCATGGCTGAATGGAATTACAACAATTTGGCTGACGCATCAGTCAAAGTTGCTTCCGAACTCAATGGTGCTACATTGGAACACGCAAAGCAAGTATTCGCTAACGCTTAAGTGTTAATGGGGTGGAGGCTAGCTTTTATGTCTCCACCGCCCGTTGTTCGTGATACGTTAATCATGAAAGGTTGCTGACCTAACAGCCACGCAGGGATGAAAAGCCCTGCATTTTTTACACTATAGGAGGTGTGCTGATGAATGAAGTTAAATATTGTTTTGTTATTGATCCCTACAAAGAAGAAATCAGAGTTGTAGATTTGCCTGGCGACAAGCTAGAGCTAGCTACTATTTATGATTTGCTTGAGTGCACAACTTTTGATGTGCATCCGTTAAGTGCAGATACTGATCTGTTTATTGACGACGAAGGATTGCTCGTTGAAGAACAACGGTTCTTTAGTGTCGACAACAAAGTATTTGC